CCTTACTTCTTGGCATGTTAGGTTTGGGCGGCGCTAGATCATTTGAGCGTGTTAAAGGTGTGGGTAAGTAATGAGTAAGCTAGTCGAAATGATCAAGCGCCATGAGGGCGTTAAGTCCAAAGTTTATTTGTGCTCCGCTGGCTACGAAACCATAGGCGTCGGGCGAAATATTAGTGAGTCGGGTCTTGGTCTGTCTGATGATGAGATCGAATACTTGTTGGCGAATGACATAACGCGAGTGAAAGAAGAACTGGCTGACGCCTACTTTTGGTTTAATGGCATCAACGAAGCAAGACAAGACGCGATGATTGACATGTGCTTTAACCTTGGTCTGACTAGATTGCGTGGGTTTGTAAATGCTCTTGAAGCGATGTCTCGTGAGCAGTTTGATGTTGCGGCGGATGAATTTATGGATAGTAAATGGGCGCAACAGGTTGGTACAAGAGCGATTCGCGTAACTGAAATGATTCGTAGTGGTGAGTATATCTAATGCCGTTACAAAAATTTATTTTTAATCCCGGAATAAACAAAGAAGGCACAGACTACACCGCTGAAGGCGGATGGTTTGACGGTAATTTGGTGCGTTTTCGCAAGGGCTTGCCGGAAAAGATTGGTGGCTGGGTCAAATATATTACGGCTTCTTTTGTTGGAACTGGCAGAAAACTTTTTGGCTGGACATCTCTTGCGGGCACAAAGCTTTTGGGTGTTGGTACGACAAAAAAACTCTACATTCAAGCGGGCACTAACTACAACGACATAACGCCCCTACGAGCAACCACGGCAGCGGGTGACGTAACTTTTGGTGCTACCAACGGATCAAGCTCAATTAACGTCACGGACACTGCCCACGGTGCGGCACAAGGAGACTTTGTTACTTTCTCCGGTGCGGCGTCACTTGGCGGCAATGTGGTTGCTGCCGTTCTTAATCAAGAGTACGAGATTGATTCGATTACTAGCACCAGCGTGTATGTGATCACGGCTAAAGACACTTCTGGCGCAACCGTAACAGCAAATAGCAGTGACAGTGGTAACGGTGGTAGCTCTACGGTTGGCGCATATCAAATCAACATTGGTCTTGATGTCTTTGTCTCCGGTACAGGTTGGGGTGCGAGCACTTGGGGAGCAGGAGGCTGGGGTTCTAGTAGTCCTCTTAGCTCACTTAACCAACTTCGCCTGTGGTCCATGGACAGTTTCGGTGAAGACTTACTCGCAAATGTACGAGCAGGTCGAATTTATTACTGGGATACCAGCGCAAAAACTTTAGGAACCGATAGGGCTGTAGATATTGCTGATTTAACTGGCGCAAACTTTACGCCGACAGCAGCCCTTCAGGTGTTGGTATCCGACGTAGATAGACACGTCATTGCATTAGGCGCAGACCCAATCAATGATGCAGCGACAGCGCGCACAGGGACCATAGATCCGCTTCTTATTGCCTTCTCTGATCAAGAGAACCCAGCAGAATGGTTCCCTACGGCAACAAACACCGCCGGTTCGCTGCGTTGTTCTGCCGGATCACAAATTATTGGCGGTTTGCGCGCTAGACAAGAAACATTGGTCTGGACGGACGTGGCACTGTACAGCTTACAGTTTATTGGAGCGCCGCTGACTTTTGGCTTGAACTTGATCAATGAAGGCGTAAGCCTTGTAGGCCCAAACGCGGCGATTAATACGCCTAATGGCGTGTTCTGGATGGACAAGAAAGGATTTTATGCTTACCAAGGCTCTGTTCAACCTGTCCCATGTAGCGTGAAATCTTACGTTCTAAGCGATTTCAACGCGGCGCAAGCTTTCCAAGTTTTTGGCTTTGTAAACAAACAGTTTGACGAAGTAGGTTGGTTTTATTGCTCCTCTACTTCAGACGTGATTGACCGGTATGTGACGTATAACTACGTTGAGCAGACATGGGCAATAGGGAATCTATCGCGCACCGCGTGGCTAGATGAAGGAATCGAAAGCTTTCCGCGTGCAGCAGGCGTCTCTAGCAGCAATAACTACATTTTCAGCCATGAAACAGGCTTTGATGACGAAGACTCGCCAATGGATAACGTGTTTGTTGAAAGCGCGGACTTTGATTTGGGTGACGGAGAGCAGTTTCAATTTGTGCGGCGTTGTATCCCGGACGTTAAGTTTACGGGTGATTCCGGCACAACCCAGACGCTAAACTTTGTTTTAAAAGCGCGTAACTTTCCCGGCGAATCACTGACCACGGATCAAACGACGTCGTTTACAAGCAGTACTACTAAAATCGACACGCGCGCCAGAGGGCGGCAAGCTGCTGTTCGTTTTGAATCCGACGACGACGGCACCACAGGCACTCGTTTAGGGGTTGGTTTCAGGATTGGTGGCACGCGTTTAGATCTACAGCCGAACGGTCGTCGATGAGTAAGCTACTACAGGGTCGATTGCCTTTCGCCGTCGAAGGTGATTCTGTTGACGGAAACACGTTCAATCGCACTATTCGCTTGTTGGAATTGAGTTTAGACTCTTTCGATCCGGATGCGACTCCGCAGTTTGTTACGACAGAAAGAGATCAGCTTAAATTTGACGCGGGTGCTTTGATTTGGAACCCTACTGTAGGGCGTTTGCAACTGTATACCGGCAATGAGTGGGTGAACCTATCAGACCCTCTGCCGTACACTGTTTCCAAGCTAGAGGCCACGGGCGAAATAGGCGTTGTTCAAGTAATTACAAACGGGTCAATCGTGGTGAACGTACACGGTTAGATTGGTTCTTCTAATTAAAATAGGCGTATACTGGGGACATGGGACAAGCTGCACTTAAATACGACGACTTTGATGAACTAGATCAAGTTCCTATACCTGAAGGCGGTATTGCTACCTTTTTGACGGCAGAAACCGGCTCTTGGGCCGATGACGACGATGATGTGCCACCCAAGGGCATCACCAACGTTGTAAAAATAGCCGACAAGCTGGCCGAATATGGCCGTAATGAAGACGAGTATATGGTCCACGCCGCCGAAGGCGAGACTGTCATACCGATGGAAGTCTTCAAACAAAATCCTGCCCTAAAAGACAAACTTTTTGCAGAAATGCGCATCATGGGCATTGAGCCAGAGCGTTACATAGTCGGTAACGAACTCAACTCAATCAACCCTGTGACCGGTCAGCCTGAATTCTTCTTGAAGAAGTTGTTCAGAGGCTTGAAGAAGATCGTCAAAGCAGTGCTGCCGGTTATAGCAACGCTTGCTTTGACAGCTATCGGTCTTGGTCCCGTGGCGGCATCAGCTATTGTTTCAGGCGCACAAACGGCAATAGCAGGGGGCAGCTTAAAAGACAGCCTCAAAGCAGCGGCAATTGGCGGTATTTCGAGTTTTGCCGCAAAAGGGATTGGCGATAAATTCAATTGGGCGCAAAACGGCGCAAAACAAATGGCTACTCAAGCGGCTATCAACACTACGCTTTCTGGTGGCAAACCGGTCGATATTCTCAAAAGCGCGGCATTGGCGGGTGTAACGACAAAAGGTTTAGAACTGGCTCGTGGCGCGTTTGCACAAGATCCGTCGCAAGTGGTCGTTGAAGAGGGCGTAAGCGTTGCGCAACAGCGTGCGGATGCGTCGTTACCCGGTGGAGACATTAAGGCCGACGTGCCTGCGCAAACAAGTTCAACAACATCAGCATTTGACCCCGAGGGTGGCGCGTTTCCCGTAGCAGATACTTCCGCAGCAGATGCGACTTTAGGTCAGGTGACTGCGTCAGGTGTAGATGTTAACCAAGGTGGAGCTACCGTAGCCGCGCAAGGGCCTGCCTTGGACCCAATGACTATGTTACCTATTAAGTCCGTGCAAGAGGCTGCCTTGGACCCAATGACTATGTTACCTATTGAGTCCACGCAAGGACAACAAGGGGCTGGGGCTGGTTCGGGTGCAGATGCTGGGGCTGGGGCTGGTGCTGGTGCTGGTGCTGGCGCTGGGGCTGGTGCTGGTGCTGGTGAAGCACTTGCTTTATCTGACCTACGAGTTCCCGGCGTGGGAGAAAGCATCAAAACAATTATCATGGGTGACGGCACTTCTGGCGGTCGTCTAGACGCACTCAAAGATCTTTTCTTGCCGAGCCTTCAAGAATCAGATGTAGCCGATGCTTTTGCCAATATGTCGGAAAAAGAGTTCCTAGCTAGTAGATATGGCAAGTTGAACATGACCAAGGCTCAAGCCGTCGATTCTTTTATGGAACAGTTTGCTCCGAATAAAATTCGCACTTACGGCCCCGGTGTTGCCGCAGTGCTGGGCCTTAGCGCCTTATCCAAGCCGGAAGAGGTAGAAGGTATCAACTTTGATGACTTACCTTCCGGCATGGACCTTTTGGAGGCTGATCCGTCTAAATACCGAATATATGATGACGACTACGCCTATATTCCGCCCCGATTTACCATAACGAGAGCAGCAGGCGCGGGCCTTGGAGCGCCCGCTTTTCAGCCCACCCCAATTACCACCCCGCCTCTGACCGTTGCTGGAGGTGGTGGGATAATGAACTTCCCGCGCATGAACGGACCTATTGAAGGCCCCGGCACCGAAACCTCTGACGACATCCCGGCCATGCTTTCCGACGGTGAGTTTGTGTTTACGGCTAAGGCAGTGCGTGGAGCGGGTAAAGGTAGCCGAGAAGACGGCATGAAGAACATGTACAACATGATGCGTCAATTTGAGGCTAGAGTCTGATGACGGAAACAACAACCACAACTCAGTATGTACGTGAAGCCCCAGAAATTGAGGCGTATAAGCTAGGGCTATACCAAGACGCACAAAAATACATTCGAGATCTGCAAGCCGCAGGTATTACACCTCCTGCTCAAGGCATCGCGGGTTTTACAGCAGAGCAGTTAGCTGCGGGCGACATTGTCCGTACAGGTATTGGCGGATATGAACCGTATTTAACGGGCGCACTTGATGCAAACCAAGCGGCGCAAGGCATGATTGCAGATACCTCTATGCCTTTGCTGCAAGAGTCGTTAGCGCAACAACAGCAAGGTATTTCCGGGTTAGAGCAGGCGCGGTTATTGGCGATTCAGCAGCGAGCAGACCCCTTCCGGATTAGGGATCAAGCCTTAACGGGTCTTTCTGGCGCAGCAACAGATATCGCACGTGCTGGAGCAGGCGTAGGTGATCAAGTGCTTGCTGCTCAACGAGGGCTTGCTGAGTCAGGTCAGCTGGGTTTGCAAGCGGCGGCTCAATCAAGGCCCGCTAGTCAACGTGCACAGCTACAAGCAATGCAATCCGGTCAGCGAGCCGGTCAAATTGCGGCGCAAGGCATGCGCAGCATGGGACAAGCGCAGCGCGGCATTGCCGGGCAGGTCGGGGGTGCGCAACAGGCACAACAATTGGCGGCACTACGTGCCAGACAGTCCACGGCAGCCGCGCAAGGTCAGCTTGGCAGTGCTGCTGGAGCGGCGGCTAGAGAAAGCGCAATTGCGCAAGGTCAGCTTGGCAGTGCTGCTAGAGCAGCGATTCAAGAAGGCGCAGCAGGTCAAAGAGGCATCCTCGGAGCAGCGGGCCAAATCGGCGGCGGAATACAACAAGCTCAACAGCAACGCCAGCTTGCGGAGCAAAGAGCACGACAATCCACCGCGCAAGCGCAACGTCAATTAGGACAAGCAGGCGCTATGGGCATGGGCACGGCCCTTTCTGGCATAAGACAGTTAGAGGGCAGTGCAGGGCAGTTCGACCCTAGCGGTATTGGTGCCTTTATGGACCCGTTTACTCGGCAGGTCATCGAAGCGGAACAAGCTGAAATTGCCCGACTAGGCGAGCAACAACTGAACCAAGCACGTGCGCAGCAAGCGGCGGCGGGGGCTTTCGGCGGATCTAGAGGTGCCATACAGGAAGCTGAGATCGGTCGAAACGTCTTGGAGCAACAAGCGCGGACCGGGGCGCAACTTCGATCACAAGGCTACCAGCAGGCGGCGCAGCAAGCGCAACAAGCCTTTGAAGCTTCTAAAGCTCGCCAACAGCAAGCGGCGCAGCTTACGGGTTCATTAGGTCAACAAGGTGCGGGCACGTCCTTGCAAGCGGCCCAACAGGCAGGGGCTTTGGGCTTGAGTGCAGAGCAATTAGCCCAAACAGGGGCCTTACAAGGTGGTCAACTTGGTTTGTCTGGCAGTCAGACAGAAGCAGATCTTGCGCAACGAGCAGCCCAATTAGGCATAACGACTCAGCAACTACGCGGTCAGCTAGCCCAACAGGCCGGTCAATTAGGACTAAGTGCAGAGCAATTGGCTCAGACCGGTGCGTTGCAGAGCGGTCAATTAGGACTGACGGGTCAGATGAATCAAGCGCAACTGGCGGAACGTGCGGCTCAGTTGGGTATTTCAACACAACAGCTACAGAATCAAATGGCGCAGCAGGCGGCTCAGACAGCCCAGCAGCAGGGTCGTCTGGGTTTGTCTGCGGCACAACTCGCTCAACAGGGCGCACAGGCAGGCGGTGCTTTGGGCTTACAAGGGCAGCAAGCACTCGCTCAAATGGCTGGACAACGCGCAAATATTGCGCAGCAGGGCGGTCAGTTAGGACTGCAATTCGGTCAGTTGGCTCAAAGAGACGTCGATCAACTCGCGGCTCTCGCGCAACAGCGCGGAGCAATGGGCCAAGGTATTGCCGGACTCGCTATGCAGAGCGGGCAACTTGCCGGTCAGTTAGGTAGCCTTGGTGGGCAGCAAGCGGCCCTTGGACAACAAGCGCAGCAACAGCGGGCGGCAGACGTACAGCAGTTGCTTCAATTTGGTGGCATGGGTCAACAGCAAGCGCAGAACGTGCTGAATGCGCAGTTCGCAGCAGAGCAGGCAGCTTACAACCAGCCACTCGCGCAGCTTGGCTTCTTGGGCGACATGACAAAGGCTTTGCCATCGTCTCAAAGCGCCGTATTCCAACAACAAGCGCCATCCCCTAGCTTGGCGCAAACCGCAGGTGGCTTGGCCTTGGGTGCCGCAGGTCTGTCGAGGGTGATCTGATGAACGTGATGAATCGACCTATGTTCCGTGCTGGGGGTGGTGCAAACAAATTCCCAGATCTTAGCGGCGACGGCAAAGTAACGCAGAAAGACATATTGATTGGTAAGGGCGTGATCGAAAAGCAAGAAGGCGGCGGTATTGGCGCTATGATGCCTGCTGAAGACGTGGCGATGATGCCCGATCAAATGCCTGCGCCTATGGCCCAACAGCCTCCAATGGACCCGTTAGCTCAAGATGTGCTGATGGCTCGCGAAGAAGGCGAAAAGATTGGTTTGGACTACCTTGCTGAAACCATGGACGGCATCGACATGGCGAGCAACACCGAGGAGCTAATCAACTCCATTCGTGGTAATGATCGTCCCCTGCAAGACCGCGTAGCAGAGCTTGCTACGTTTGTAGGTGAGCAAGATGCTATGCAGACGCCAGAGTCAGTACTGACAATGGTGCAGCCTACTATTATGATGACCGAAGAGGGTGCTATCGACAGTGGCGTCGGTGGGCTTATCCAACAAGTAATTGGCGACACCGACATGGGCGAAGAAATGAGTCAGGGCGTAGGTGCTCTGATGGCTCAAGGTCAACCTGCGCCAGAAATGGCTACTCCCATGGCACCTCCCATGGCACCTCCGCAGCAATTCGCGGTAGGCGGTGCTGTAAAAAAGTTCGCGCCGGGTGGTGAGGCGACGGCTGATCCGGGTTTTCAGACGTATTACGACCAATACTTGCCGGTCTATCAAAATCTTATAGCCGAATCAGAGGAAGAACGTGACCGTGATCGTGGCCTAGCTTTAGCGAAAGCAGGGTTTCAATTTGCTTCTGGTAGAGACGCGAAAGGTCGAAACATCGCAGGTTCTGGGTTTTTAGCAAATTTGGCAAGTGCTGGAGAAACGTTGATTGGTGATATTAGCACCCTTGATCAAGAGCGTCGGAAGTCTCAAAGAGCCGCAAAAACATTGGCGTTGCAGTCTGCTTTTGCAACCGATCAAGCAGAACGTAGTGCCGCTGCGCGAATGGCTGAAAAGCAATATGACCGCATTACTAAACTCGCGGTAGAAGAGCTTAAACAACTCAATAAAGTCAACATCGGCCTATTTGACGTAGCTAAAACCGGCACCGATATAGACGGTCGCGACCTGTTTTCGGTTATCAATACAGCGACCGGAGCAGTACGGACAGGCGTCAGAGGGAGTGAGCTACCGAGCATTTTGAACGAAGCAGCCCGTATCGATGCTGCTGCTCCTACTGATACCGACACCGCTGCTGCTCCAGAGGCTCGAACCGTGGGATTACCGATGGATTCGCAAGAAGAACGGTCGTTCGCTAACTTCTTCAAAACACTGCCGAGGTACGCAAGGGGCGAGCTTAACAAAACGGATTTGGAAATTTTCGAAACAAACATTGATAGACGATTCGCACCAGAAGTGACCGAACAAGGCGTAAGTTTCAAAGAAAATATCCCTGTTCAAGTTGCGAAACTAATCCAAGAACGTGTAGACGCGGATCTGCCTGTCAATATCAACCCTGAAATACTAGCTAAAGTGAAAGAGTTGACAGACGATCCTCTAGGGACTGTAGCTAGTGATGAAGCAGAAAGCCTGCGTCGTGCAGCAGAAATCCCCATCTTGCCAGAGGGTTTTGATGCATCTAACGCATTTGGGATCAGAACGAACATTGCCGGTGCGTTCGGGAGGACAGCGGCACAGTTACGCGAAGCAACAGAAAATCCTGCGATAGCGAATGCAGAATTAGTGCGGATGGCGGAAGTAAGGCGCGACGCCCAACAGGTCATGGACAATTTGGCGACGCAAACACTCAAGGTCTTTTTGGGCGATGTAGGAGGCCGACCACTAAAATCGGTCACTAGCCTCCTTGAAGGTCAGGTAAATCAGCTTAGGCCCGGAAATCTGAACACCGACGAAGCTGCATTGAAGGTGGCGAAAGTGATACGAACTGAAGTCAATCTTGCTTTGAACGAAGCCAACGACATCGTACAAAACCCTAAGCTACATCCCGGCACAAAAGTTTCTTTAGCTCGCACGGCACAAAAAGAAGCCACTCGTTTGTTGCAAGCTTATGATGACGTGATTTCACAACTTGAAGCGGGCATCGGCTTAATCAAAGACGTAGGTCCGGCTGCGCCACCGATGACGTTGCCGGTCACTGGTGACGACAGTAACGTGAGAGCGGCAGGGCAAGACGCCGTGGAACGCGCCTCTGGTATCTTATTCGGGAATTAAAATGGCTAACGAAAATTTAGAAAAAGCTCGTGCAGCTTATCAAAGTAACCTGCGAGAGCCATTCCAAAATTTGAAGGCTATGGGGTTGATGCCCCAAACAGGGCCTCTGCCCGAGCCAGAAAGCCCGCAGGTGCCCTTAGCAGCATCAGAGCTAATCGGATTTGAACAAAATTTTGCTCCGGCTGTTCGAGAGGCAGGTTTAGAAGCGACTGTAGAGGCGATTGTAAATAATTTTGAGGGACCGGGCGTCTATCGAGAGTTGCGCGGCGCTGGTTTGAACGATCTCGACATCGTCAAGCGTTACATGAACATCGAAAAAGTCGATCTGCCGATTCAATCCATGCGTGGTCAAGGCCTCACACAAGACGAAATTTTTACTACGTTCCTCGAAGATCTTGGCTTGGATGAAAACGAAGACCTCCTGAAAAAAGGTATTTCGCCACAAGATTTTCTTAGCACGTTCGTCAAAGGCCGACAGTTAACTGCCGGTGAAGCTGCCACAGAGGGCGTGGCCCGTGGTGTAACGGTAGGTGCCCCGGCCACTGCTGGAATGATTACCGGAGCCGCAGTAGGTTTACCTGTCGCTCCTCCCTTTGGCTCAATAATCGGCGGCGGGACAGGTTTGATCTTGGGCGCTTTTTTTGGCACAAAATTAGAAGACCTTATTTTTTCCGAAGAACCCATACTCGATCCCAATACTCAGGCTTTTTTAGAAGGCACAAAAGTTATTGGTGAGGGCGTGACGATGATGGGCGCGCCCAAAGCTTTTAAGACTATTTCAGATACTGCTTTGAACAGCCAAGCTGGTTTTTTGAACAAGTTGGGCCAAACGATTCGGTTGCGCAGCTTCAACCAAGAAAAAAACCCTGTTTTTCAGCCGGGAGCCATGCCCGAAAATATGCGGTTTTTGCAAAGCAGTGACCCTGTAATGTTTCAATTCCTAAAAACATACAAAGATCGCCCTATTGCTTTTCAAATTGGTGAGGGTGCTTCCGTTGTTGGTTCAGGTGTTGGAGCCGGGTTCGCAGAGCAAGCCGCTCCGGGGCAGTTTGTACCTCGTATACTAGGTGAGGTGATTGGTGGCGCTTCCGCGTCGCCTTTGACCAGCTTGGTATATTTGACGACGGCCAAAGATGCGCTGCAATCAGATGCAAAAGAAATTGCAGGGCAAGCCTCCCAAAGCACCGTCGAAGCTCGCGTAGGCGCGGCTTTGCGTGAACTTCTTATAGCGCGAGGTGAAGATCCAGACGTAATCCAACAGCAATTACGATCTCCCGATTTCAACGATTTGTTGAGCGACGCCGCAGAAAAATATGACGGCACAACACGCCCGCTTTTAGAAGCTGCGGACATACCCGCTCCAACATCACGTTCTTTGACTGCTAGCAGCACATTAGGCTTAATCGAAGGTCGACTGAGGGCGTTGAACGGTCGTTTTGGCACGGATGTACAGAACCAGCTTGATAACCAAATACAGGCTGTCAACAACTTGATCACCGCGTTGACCCTGACCGGCGGCAATAATTCAATTCAAGCAGCCGCTCAGATTCGTAACCGACATTTTTCTGATCTAATGAACCAGCGCCTTGATCTGGCGCTACAAGATGCCACAAAGGCTGTTGGATCAATAAATCCTAATGACGTCACTGCGCGAAACGAAGCCAGCAAACGCATCAGTTCGATCATCGAAGGAGTGTTCCAAGACGCCAGAGCGCAAGAAAAGCAGCTATACGGTCAAGTGCCAAACAATGTGATCGTGGGACAGGACAACTTGATTGCGACGATTCAAGCCGAAATGGCTGCGCTCCCAGAGGAAGTGGCGAGAGAAGTGTTCCCTCGGGCTGCTTCGGCTACCGGCGCACGGTTCGCCGAGCAAATGCAAGCGGCAGCATTAGACACCCGCATTTCCACCTTGCAAGAAATTAAAAACAGAGCGCCTGCTCCCGGCGACGGTTTCCCGCGCTTGACCGATCAAGACCGGCAAAACACGGGCCTTGGTGCATTTTTTGAGGTTGACCGAGCTTTAACGCAAGCACAAAAAGACCGAGAAAAGTTTGGAGACGTTAATCTTGAGCCACCTACTTATCAGCAGATGGTCAATTATCGGTCGTTTTTGTTGAGTGAGGCACGTAAAGCAGCAAGTGGTGAAAACCCCGGCATGGCAGATGCCCGCGTGTATGGCGTTTTGGCAGACGCCATACGACAAGATCTTTCTGACCTTGAAAACCTACGAAGCTTAAACCCAGAAATATCGGCTAATGACATTGCCGCTGCGGACACGGCCAGAGCATTCTCCAAAGTGTTCAATGACACGTTCCGACGCGCTTTCCCCAACAAAGCCTTGCAGAACAAAGCCACGGGTGCGGATTTCGTGCAGCCTGAACTGCTCTATCGCCAAATCTTCCAAGGCCAAGACGACGAAACCATGCTGCGAATGCGCGAAATAGACGACGCGGTACGCTTTCTTGTCAATGATGCAACGCCCGGTGGGCTACAGAAAGACCAAGATGCCTTAGATGCCGTGCTTTCCCGCACGGGAGCACTGGAATACAACTTCGATTTGGTGATGCGAGCGTTGGCTGACAACCCTAGCGTAATCAATCCCGAGACAGGTGAGGTGAACACTCGTGCGGTCGCGGCTTTTGTAAAGCGTAACGAAGGCACTCTGGAAAGACTGCCGCAGTTGAAAGCAGATTTAGAAAATTCTGCCGCTACTCAAGTGCTTCTTCAACAAGCGCGTAGTGAGGCTAAGGAAGCAGAGCGAGCCACGGCTTTCGGCACTGCAAAGTTGTTCGAGCAACTGACCGGAGAGTTGCCGGTTTCCGCAATACAGAACGTCTTGCGCTCTGATGCTCCGGAACAAGGCATGAAAAACTTGGTCACACGTTTGAGAGAAGGTGCTAGACGCAGTGAGGCTGGGGATGCTCCGGAAGGCATGCCAAAAATTACTTTAGACGCCGTGGATTCTGAACTTCGCGACGCAGTGTTCGAGGCTGCAAGACAATTTTCACAAAGTGACAAAGATTCTATTACAGGGATACCGGACTTTGCGAAGCTACAAACTTTCTTTTTGAGTCCTCGCGGCAAAGTACCGCCCCTAATCAAGACATTAGTGGATGCGGGTATTTTCACAGATGCCGAGCGAGTGCGCTTGCGTAAGCTGCTTGTTGCGGGCGAGGGTGCGCAAAAACGTATTAGTGACCCTGCTTTCGATATTCTAGAGGATGTGGAAACCGGCACTGACGTCTTGACACAATTATTAGTCAGAATTACGGGTTCAAAAATAGGGTCAAGTGTCGGCGATTTGATGCCGGGCCGAACCTCGCAAGGCTTGATCGAAGCACAAGCTGGTTCACAAGCCGCCATGCGACTTTTGAATGCATTGCCGGTAACCACTGTAAACAGCGTCTTGGAAAACGCTATCAAAGACCCTGAGTATCTGGATCTCTTACTAGACAAAAATCTTTTGTCTCCTACTGGCAGCAAGTTATCCGCGTCAAGACGTCTGCTTGGGGTTCGCAAACTAAACGCCTATTTTAAAAACGCCATAGGCGTAAACATCGGCGCAATGATTGCGGAGGACCAGCCGACCACCAGCGAGATGCTGCGAGTAGAAGAGTTTAGGCAGCAAGGCGCGCCGTTCAGGGCACCTAAACCCCAGCCGGTGGCTCCGCCACAAGCAGCAGCGCCCATAGCTGCGCCGCTTCCAGCGCCTCAACCCTCTCCCTTACCTCAAGGCGCGCCAAACCCGCAGCAACGTCAGCAGTTCGCGGCACTGTTCCCTAACGATCCGTTGTCTGGATTGATACAGCAGCAAGGAATTGCTTCTTTGCCTCAAGCGCCGAGCTAAATAAGCCAAGCCTTAGCTTCTTCGCCCAGCACTCGCTGGGCCAGATCAATCTTATTGCGTAACGCAGCGATGATCTTCTCGTCTACCGTGTCTGGACTGACCAGATCTACATACAGGACATGTTTGGTTTGACCAATGCGATGTGCTCTGTCTTCTGATTGCAGGCGTATTTCTAGATCGTATTGGTTGCTGTAATACACCATGTTGGTTGCGGCGGTCAGTGTCAGACCGTAGCCCCCGGTCCGTGGGTTAGCGACAAAGAAGCGTAGCTCGTTATCTGGATCTTGAAAGTCTGCCACCATTTGATCGCGCTCTTGCACAGGCGTATCGCCGTAGAACGTACACACGGATCGCGGACCATAGACCTTGGCCAGTTCGTCCTTGATCTTCCCAATATCAAACACCCAGCTAGCCCATATGATGACCTTGCCATTCATCTCGCTGATCACGTCCAGCAGTTCGCTCATACGGTTGTTAGGTATTTCCTGCACCTGACCATCGTCCGTCTTCAAATGCCCACAACAGATCTCTTGCAAGCGCATGATCTGCGTCAGAACGCTTTGCGTCGTCGATAGTTCGCCTTTCTCTAGCATCGCCAGTGCCATTTCTTTCATTTGCTTGTAGGCAGATTCTTGTTCCTTCGTCAGCGGCACCTGCCGTTGCATGTAAATCTTCTCAGGCAGATCAAGGCAGTCTTCTTTCAAGATGCGGCTGCTAAACGTTTGTAGCTTGGTGTTCAGTTCGTCAAGGTTTCTGTAGCCGGTGATCTCTTGGAAGCTACGGTTGCCAAACTTGCGAGTCTTCATCACGGCGTAGCGGCCTTGGAACGCGTAGAACGACTCGAAGCCCAGCACGTCTGTGCCCAAGAAAGCACACTGTGCGTACAGGTCCATCGGGTTCTTGGTGATGGGGCTACCCGTCAGGATGCGACGGTACTTTGCCGCTTTGCCCAGTTTGATGATGCTCTTGGTGCGTTTCGCGGTGCGGTTCTTGATCGACGTAGACTCATCCACGGCCATCAAGCAGTTGGGGTTACGCTTGATAAACCATGCAGCAACGTCAGGCCCCTTCTTAGTAGAAAACGACTCCACGTTCATCACCAGTATCTTTAGGTGCTCTTTATCGTTAGTCAGGGCCGTCAGTTCTGCTTTGAACTTTTGAGTGAGGTTTGGTTGCCAGAGAACGACGCTGCACGGCACATCGTCCGGCATGTGCTGCGGTATCTCCTTGGCAACCCAGTTGCCGTACACGCCTTTCGGTGCAATGACCACGGCTGCGTTGATCTCGCCTTCGCAGTAAAGCTTGGCCAATGTGTCGATAGTGACTTTGGTTTTGCCCGTGCCCATCTCAAGGAACAAGGCCCACGATTCGCTGTCCCAACTCGCATCGAAGACTTCGCGCTGGTGCTTATAAGGCTCAGTTTTGAAATTAAATTGCATGAGGTGCCTAAATTCATTTGACACATGCGATATTATGGGATTATTCTTGCTTTGGGAAGTGGCAAACGCCGCTTAAAACACGAAACGCGAGGAAGACTATGAGTACAGATCTCTCCGATCTTATGGCGCAAGACAGCCAAAGTCCCCTGAACCTGCCCTCCAATCAAGGATTGGGCGGAGTCCAAAAGCTAGCCAATGATATCTTAGCTGCCCAGACAAGGGTAGAAAATCTTGAAGCTGATCTCAAAGCAGCGAAGCAGACGTTGCTGAAGCTGACTGACGAGGATTTACCGAGCCAGATGACCGAGATTGGTATGACCAACTTTACGTTAGCGGACGGCAGCAAGGTCGACATCAAAGAAACATACGGCGCAAGGATCAAAAAGGATAACGAAGAAAAAGCCTTTGATTGGCTGCGAGCGCATGGCGAGGCAGACATCATCAAAAACACCGTGACGGTGCGCTTCGGGAAAGAAAAAGACAACGAAGCCAAAGCCTTGGTGGATGAACTGACTCAAAAACAATGGGAGCCGGAGCGAAAGGAAGATATTCATCCCGGCACTCTGAAAGCTTGGGTCAAAGGTCGGATTGAGGAAGGTAAGGAGCTAGACATGGATTTGTTTGGCGTATGGGTTGGACAACGAGCAACGATAACGAAGGCAAAATAGATGACTGATAAAGACGAAAAGAAAGTAGCGGAAAAGAAAAAGAGCGACGTGACGGTCGCAGGTCCTGCGATGTTTGAGGCAGACGCAGGGGTTGGTATGGAGTTGAGCCAAGACGACTTGGCACTGCCGTTCTTGAAGATTGTGTCTTCGGAACTGCTCCAGCAGGACGAAAAACTGGCAGAGACTGCCAAGCTAGGCGACATGGTGAACTCCGTGTCACGGCAGGTATACAGCGCGAAGTCGCCTCTCAAGGTGATCCCGTGTCACTACGAGCGACGGTTCCTCATGTGGGCACCTCGTGGCTCTGGCACAGGCGCACCGATGAAGATCTTTGCGCCAGACGAAGCACGGCCTCAGACAAGGCGTGATCCGGACGACAACCGTGAGTACGTGGATGGCGGCAAGGGTGAGTACATCGATGAGACGCACCAGCATTACGTGCTGATCATGGAAGAGGACGGCACGATGTCAAACGCGCTGATCTCCATGAAGTCGACGCAACTGAAGAAGTCGCGTCAGTGGAACACCATGATTGCGACGCGCAGCATGGTCGGTGCTAACGGCGTACCGTTTCAGCCACCGCGTTTCTCGCACATCTACAACCTGACCACGGCGAAGGAGGAGAACTCCAAAGGCGTTTGGCACGGTTGGAAGATCGATCTGGATGGCCCTATAGAGGACGCCAATCAGTATCAGGCGGCTAAAGCGTTTCACACTGCGATCAGTGCAGGAGACGTGCAGGTCAAGCACGAAGAGGGTGCAGCGGCTCCCGCCAAACCAAAAGCCACGCAAGAGGATAGCGGCGACGATATTCCTTGGTAAATAGAATCCGGTGACCGTGCCATCGTTAGGCGCTCCTTCCTACCCTCCCCGTAGAAAAGCGCCACGCACGGACCAAGGACTATAATGAATATTCGCAAATTCGCACAGATTTTTGATGGTCTGAAGCAGGCGCACGGCACGTTCACGATTGAGTCAAAGTCCAGTAGTGGCAAGACTCAAGGCAAAGCGAACGTAGTACGCGAAGCACGGACCAAGGAGCATTGGGAAAGACACCTAGCGGG